AGAAGTCCTTCTGCGCGAGAATGTCAGGGATGAAAGCAAAACTAACGTCCCCCAAAACTGCAAATGATCCAAATTCAAGAATTAACAAAAGCCTGCGGGCATGGAAATGTTAGGAGTACAAAATGGCAACAAGCGCATTTGGTAAGGCTTTTCGTGCGGCACGCGACGCAGGAGATAAAGAATTCACTTTTAACGGCACCAAGTACAACACTAGGTATGCCGAGGAAGAAAAGCCACAGTTGTCAAACAAAGGTATGACAATGCCTTCTAGCGCAAAAAAATTGCGTGATACAGGCTACGACGCATCGGGTAAGCCAGCGCCTTTAAGAGATATTCCTAAACTTTCTAATAAAGTTGAAAAAGAAGATTTAGATGAAAAAGGTCGTTTAAATAATGCGTTGATGCGTGCAGAAATTGGGGATGAAAAAGAAGAACTTCCAACTGCTAAATATGCACCTAAAAGATTTGGAAAAGAAGGTATAAAGATAAGTTCTCCTGCAGACGAAGGTTTAGAAAAATACATACCCCGCAAAGTTTCTACAAAAGAAAGTTTGAGTCCAGGAGAAGAAGCCATGAAACGTGGAGGTAAAGTTAGATCTTCAGCCTCTAAACGTGCAGATGGAATAGCTCAAAAAGGTCATACCAAAGGTAGGTACATGTAATGGACAACCATGATGTAAAAGTAATGGCTGATGGAGCCGCAGTAGTCGTAGGACTAGGTGGGTTCATGGAGTGGTTCCCGCCTGTGGTGGGGCTTGTTGGTGGTGTATTGACCATCGTGTGGCTGTGCTTGCGTATATGGGAAACCGATACGGTCAAGGCTTGGAGAAAACCTGATGCCTAGCACAAGTGGCAAACAGCATCGTTTTATGGAAGCAATCGCACATAACAAAGCTTTTGCAAAGAAGGTAGGAGTTCCGCAATCCGTGGGACAAGATTTCAGCAACGCCGATAAAGGCAAAAAATTCTCAAAAGGTGGTGATACTATGGCTTCTAAAATGAACCCCGGCTTCATGGCAATGATGGCTAAGAAAAAAGGCATGAGTAAAATGGCTGGTGGTGGAATGACCGAAGCCAAAATGGGCTCAGTAAAGACTGCGGCTCCTAGCAAAGATGGTGTTGCTACTAAAGGCAAAACCAAAGGTACCATGATTAAAATGTCTGGTAGCACGCCTCTTGGCATGAAAAAAGGTGGCATGACCAAGAAGATGAACATGGGCGGCAAAGCCTGTTAAACCATGATGGCCTCACGCGGTATGGGAGATATTCTCCCTTCCAAAATGCCTAAAGCGGTAACTAAAAAGCGCCGTGATGACACGGACTTCAAACAGTACGCTGAAGGCGGTAAAGTGAATGCGGCGGGCAATTACACCAAACCAAGTCTGCGTAAGCGGATTGTGTCTCAGGTAAAAGCCGCCGCTACACAAGGTACAGGCGCAGGTCAATGGAGCGCGAGAAAAGCTCAACTTGTAGCTAAAAAGTACAAGGCAGCAGGTGGAGGATATAGAGATTGAAAGCACCGCAGCAATCTCTCAAGGATTGGGGCGACCAGAAATGGCGTACCAAGAGTGGAAAGCCATCTAGTAAAACAGGTGAAAGGTATCTCCCATCTGCGGCTATTAAGTCTTTATCACCAGCAGAGTATGCGGCAACTACCCGTGCAAAGCGTGCGGGGAAAGCAGCAGGAAAACAATTTGTAGCGCAACCTAAAACAATTGCAAAGAAAACGGCAGGATTTAGATAATGACCACTTCAAGCGTCTCTGCTTTCAATCTTGACCTTTCTGAGATGGTGGAAGAGGCGTTTGAACGTGCTGGTTCTGAAATGCGTACTGGTTATGACCTTAGAACTGCACGCCGCTCGATGAATTTGATGTTTGCTGATTGGGCAAACCGTGGCGTCAACATGTGGACGTTTGAGCAAGACATGATTCCGCTTGTTCAAGGCCAGCCAACCTATGCTTTACCTGACGATACGGTAGATTTGTTGGAACACGTCATCAGAACCAACGCAAACAACACCAGTAATCAGGCAGATTTGACCATTACGCGTATCAGTGTTTCTACTTATGCCACAATCCCCAACAAATTAACGCAGGGACGCCCCATACAGATATGGATTCAGCGTTTATCTGCACAAGAATCCCTTTTGCCCGGCACTTTGCAAGCGGCAATCACCACAACAACCACTTCTATCCCAATTACCTCCTTGGTCAACGTGCCCAACGCAGGTTTTATCAAAATTGGGACTGAATTGATAGCATTTAACGAGTATCAAGCGGCCACATCTACTGCGCCTGCGTATCTTTTGAATTGTGTACGTGGTCAAAGCAATACAACAGCCGCTGTACACAGTGTTGGCGATCTTATTTACTACTCTCAAAAGCAAAGCGTAACCGTTTGGCCAACTCCTGATGGGTCACAGTCCTACCAGTTGGTTTACTGGCGTATGCGCCGCTTACAAGACGCTGGAGGCGGTGTAAATACGATGGATGTGCCGTTCAGGTTCATTCCTTGCCTAGCCGCTGGCTTGGCTTACTACATTGCGCTTAAAGTACCCAATGGTTTGGAGCGTTTGACGGTTTTAAAGTCTCAGTATGACGAGGCTTGGAACAATGCGGCGCAGGAGGATCAAGAGAAAGCGGCTGTCAGGTTTGTGCCTAGACAGATGTACATTGGTGGTGGCTCTTAATGGCCAATAGGTTTTCCTCCGGCAAGAATGCGATTGCGGAGTGTGATCGATGTGGCTTTCGTTATAAGTTAAAGGAACTTAAAAGAGAGATTATCAAGACAAAGGTTTACAATCTCTTGGTATGTCCTCAGTGTTGGGATCCAGATCAACCACAGTTGCAACTGGGTATGTATCCAGTTGATGATCCACAGGCGGTCAGGAACCCAAGACCAGATTTGAGTTACGTTGCTTCTGGACTTACAAGTACTGGAACGCAAGGTGAAGGCAGTCGAGTATTTCAATGGGGCTGGAACCCTGTGGGTGGGGCAAGTAGTTTTGATGCGGTTTTAACACCAAATTACTTGATGCCAGAGGTGCAAGTTGGTACAGTTACGATAGTTACAACGTAGGAGTTAATGATGGACAAAGAAGACATGAAACAAGACAAAGCCCTCATCAAGAAGGCTTTTAAACAGCACGATTCGCAAGAGCATAAAGGCGGTAAAGGTACTAAACTTAAGCTTGCCGCTGGTGGTGTTACAAGTAAAGCAATGATGACAATTGGTCGCAACATGGCTCGTGCAGCCAATCAACGCAATACCGGAAGGGGTCGATAATGGCTAAGATCAACAATTTACCTGCGTCTGCTTATGCTGCCCCTCACACCATGAGCGGTAAAAAAGTGGGCATCAGTGAGACCACTGGCCCAAGCAACAAGAAGTACATGAAAGACGCCAACGTGTCTGTTGCCAATACCCACAGCAATGAATATCCCGGTGTTAAAACATCAGGCATCAAAGTGCGTGGTACAGGTGCAGCAACTAAAGGTTTGATGGCCCGTGGGCCTATGGCCTAAAGGTACGGCATGGACTACACTGCGTTAAAAACGGCAATTGAGGACTACACTCAAAACTATGAAACAACTTTCATATCTAATTTGCCTGTCTTTGTTAAACAAGCTGAACAGCGTATTTATAACTCTATTCAGTTTCCGTTTTTGCGCAAGAATGTCACAGGTGTTTTGACTGCGGGCAATAAGTATTTGAGCAGTCCTAGTGATTACTTGTCTACATATTCTTTGGCCATTTACACGGCTCCTGCAAGCGCTCCTACAGCCACAGGTACAGCAGGTGCTGCTACCATCACGGTATCTAGCGCATCAGGTATTGTTGTAGGCCAGTATGTAACTGGCACAGGTATTGGTACAGGCGCGTATGTGCTGGCCATTTCTACCTTGACCATTACTTTGTCTGTGGTCAATAGCGGTACGGTATCTGGGTCAATTACGTTCCAAGGCGAGTATTTATTTCTACTGAATAAAGATGTTAACTTTATCAGGCAAGCATACCCAACACCCACCTCTACAGGAACACCTCAGTATTACGCTCTTTTTGGGCCTACTACTTCAGGGGCTACCATTACCAATGAGCTGACGTTTATTTTGGGCCCAACTCCAGATGCTAACTATAACGCTGAGTTGCATTATTACTATTACCCTGTATCTATCTCTGACACCGTTCTTAACCCCACTGGTACGAGCTGGCTTGGGGACAATTTTGATACTGTGCTACTGTATGCTTCCTTGGTCGAGGCTTATACCTTTATGAAGGGTGAGACCGACATGATGACTCTGTACAACCAGAAGTTTGTTGAAGCTCTTGCATTGGCTAAACGTCTGGGCGATGGCTTGGAGCGTCAGGATGCTTACCGCACTCCGCAGTTTAGACAGGCGGTCAACTGATGTCTTTATACCAAACGGCTACTACCAGCTTTAAGGTTCAGTTAGCTCAAGGTTTGCATAACTTTGGGCCAACCAGCCCCAATACGTTTTACATTGCTTTGTTCACGGCGGCGTCTACGATCAACGCGTCTACCCCTACATACAATACAGCCCTTGTCGGGGAGGTTGTAGGCACAGGTTATACGCAAGGCGGTAAGCAGCTAACGATTGTCACAACGCCCACATCAGGCGATGCCAACGGAACAACCGCGTATTGGTCTTTTGCTAATGTGTTATGGTCTCCTGCGGCGTTTACAGCTCGGGGCGCCATGATCTACAATACAAGTCAAAGTAACGCATCTGTTTGTATTCTTGATTTTGGTGCGGATAAGACCTGTACCAACTCATTCACGATTCAATTTCCAACCGCTGTGGCCTCTAGTGCCATATTACGAATAGCTTAGGAGCTAATATGCAAAACGAAAACATCAAACCCACTGAGGCTTCCGCAGTATCTATAGCCACTCGTGATTTTCTTTTAGAAGACGCTAATGTTGTTGGCGCTTTTACCGTGACTTGTACGGATGCTGATGGCAATCTAAGGTGGGAAGAAACCTTTAAGAACTTGGTGGTCAACGTAGGCAAGACTGATCTTTTAAACAAATACTTTGCTGGTACATCTTATACGGCCGCTTGGTATCTTGGTTTGGTAGATGGTAATTCAACACCTACATACAATGCCGCAGATACCATGTCTTCCCATGCAGGATGGACAGAAAACACGGGTTACTCTCAAGCCACTCGCCCAGCGGCTGCGTTTGGTGCAGCTTCAGCCGCTGGTGGTGGAGCTGGTTCAGCAGGTACTGGAACAATT